GGAAGGAGGAAGGAATTCAATTGGAGAAGATTATTGGTATGTACATTCTACTGCTATGAATGGTTTAGAAGCTAGTTTTAAAAAATTGAATAAAATATATTGGAATAAGCGAAAAGAATATCAGAAGAAGCACAAGAGATGATTAAACTAAAAGATTTATTAAAAGAAAAAATATCAGTCAAAGGTAGTAAATATTTAGATTTAGGTGACGGTGACATCACATCACTACCAGGCCCTTATGATAGAGATGCTGTTGTATTTAGGAACAATAGAGGAGAGGCGCTCGTCTACAGAGATAATAAAGGAATTTATGTAGATGTCAATAATAGATCTGACGAGCGATTTAGAGATTTAAAACAGTTAGTAAAATGGTTAAATAAAAATAACTACAGATATGTAGGAATAGATGATAGATAATGTGGGATAACCCAGCATATGATTTTAAATTAGGTTTAAACTATCAATTCAAATGGTAAAACCGGAGAATATAAATGGAAGACGTTCAGCAATTAGAACAGGTTGCTCAAAGGTTAATTGGTTCTTATGGTTGGATGGCATTCGGAGCATTCGCGATGTTCTTTTTCAAGGAATCGATACAGAGCCTTGTAGAGGGATTGCAACTTATGATGGGGACGGATATTAATTCAGATGACGTCATATATATATCGGGAAGAAAATCAAGAGTCGTCAGAGTGGGGTTGCGAAAGACTATATTCTATATGACTGATAGAGGAACGAAAATGATAATTCCTAATACGCAATTGAAAGCACTCACTCTTGAGAAAAAACTTCAACAGAATGGTGATCACGATTATCTACCGAAAGAGACGGAAGAACCTGGAGGCGGATATGGAGAACGAAGGAATGGAAAGCATAGTAGAAGGAATGGTGATGAGTTAAATAATGAAAAAACAGATCCAAAATGTGAAGAGTGTAAAGAAAAGATATTAGATGTACTTGATGATACTAAGTCGAAATATAGTGGACTTCACGTAATGGAACGGGAATAGATTTATGCCAAATAGAGATGCAAAAGATAGGAAATGGAAAAAGCGCAAACTTAATGAAAAATGGAAAAAAGAAGGTAGAACTGCAAATCAACACAAAAAGTGGTTAAATAAACAAAAGAATACAGCCCCACCCGAGCAGAGATAATTGAATGGCAGTTCAACCTTTAATAAACGGAAAAAGAATAATTAAACAAGGTGGAAGTATTTTAGGCCCCGCGCCCGTTAAAGAAAAGAAAGAACCTGTTATGTTAACAAATATTTATGAAGAACCATATGTTAATAAAACAGGTAATATTGATGTTGATGAATTAGCAACTGCGATAACAGCTCGAATGTTAGGTGGTAATGTGAAGATACCGGAAAAGAAAGCTATTGAAGTCGATATCAAAAGAGAAATTGCAATTGGTAAAATCGATACTGATGCAGTAAGGTCTGAAGAGATTAAAGGGAAAGTGTATAATAAAATGGATAAATTAAAAAAATTGAGAAAGAGAAATGGCAGTTAAACCGATAACGAATAGACAAGCTGTTACGAAAGAACAAGTTAATCGTGCTGAACAGCGGTCGTTTCGAAATTATAAAAACCGTTCTACGAATAGGGCGCAAGCTGTTATTCCCGGAAAAGATTTTACAAAAAATTATGCCGTTACATTAAAAGATGTCGATACATCTGTTATGAATCATATTAAGCATGTCATATCTCCTGCAATTAGAGAAGCGGGAGAAACTGTTAAAGTTCCTATATTGTATGGTAATCAAGAAAGATGGGTTGCTGCAAGAAAAAGTGGAGCTATGAGAGATAAAAATGGATCAATTATTCTTCCTGCAATTATGCTTAGGCGGACAGATGTTGCTAAAACTACAACAATTCAACAGTCATTTAAACATGATGTTAAAGGGGATTTGGTAAATGTCACTAGATCTTCAAAGTGGTCAAAGCATAATAGATATGATAGATTTGCTGTGCAGACAAATAAAATTCCAATGTATGAAAATATATTAACCGGCCCAGCAGATTTTGTTGATATTACATATGAATTTATGATATGGTCAAATTATATGGAACAGATGAATTCATTAGTTGAAATGTTCGTTGAACAAAACGATACTTATTGGGGTAATGTTACTGATTATAAATTTTTATGTAGTATTGATAGTTTCGCTGATGCATCTGAAATGGATGTCGCTGGTGAAAGATTTATTAAAAATACTTTTACTGGTATTTTTAAAGGATATTTATTATCAGAAGTCGTTGCTTCAGTTATTACTAATAAAAAATTCCAAGTTAAAAGAGAACTCACTCCATCAAAAGTTGTTTTTGGGACAGAAATAGCGGGTGTAGGTGCATCTTCACTGGGCGGTGTATCAAGTGAAATGGCAGCTCAAACAGAGCAAAATACCGGAAAGCAGGGCGGACGCGCCGCGCGAATGACGCCTAAAAGCGCTATAGATCCTTCCGGCGGATCCGGAACAGGAACTAGGTTCACTGATCCAGGATCATAATAAAATTATTTTGTATTTTTTTGAAATATATATATATTTATATACAATGAAATTATTAATTAACAATAATATGGAGGTTTCAAATGCCAACAAAAGAAGAAATTAAATTTACTGAAGAAGAACTTGAAAAAATTAGCGAATTTCGACAAAAATATTTAGATACTCAAATGGGTTTCGGACAAGCAGAAATTACAAAAACACGCTTAAACCGACAACATGAAAATCTTGATAAATTTGTTGAAGATTTAAGAGAACAGTTCGACACTATTCAAGAGGAAGAGCAAAAATTTATTGCTGGAATTAATGAAAAGTACGGTGATGGTGTGCTCGATCCCGATACCGGCGTATTTACACCTAACTCTTCACAAAGTACTTAAAAAAATAAATAGTATTCTATATATTTATACAGGTTTGTGAATTTTTCTGTATATTTATATTTAACTAGCACTACGTTGTGGTGGTTTTTAATATAAAATTTTAATAGGAGAATTCACATGCCATCAAGTGAAAAAATCATCAGTCCAGGTGTATTTACAAATGAAATAGACCAGTCACATTTACCAGCTGCTATTGGAGAAATCGGTGCAGCTTTAATCGGACCAACAGTTAAAGGTCAAGCTGGTATTCCGACAGTTGTGAATTCATATTCTGAATATCAGGCTAAGTTTGGTGACACGTTTAAAAGTGGAAGTTCTTATTATTCATATTTAACTTCTTACGCAGCAAGAGAATATCTTAAGCATGGTTCAAAATTGACTGTGGTAAGAATTCTTGATGGAACTTACGGACCAGCAACTGCTTTAATTCCAACTGGAAGTGGAAATTATGGTACTGGTTCTGCAGGAGATTATTCTGGTAATACTGAAGGTGCATTTAAACTTCATACTTTAGCAGATGGTGCTATAATGAACAGTACTGCTGGTGCAAATGGATATGAAGCTGGTGATTTAGGAACATTAAATGTTCTTACGAAGTCAGGATCAAAAAATAACTTTCGATGGGAAACTACAACAATACTGCCGAAGAAAGGAACATTTTCACTTTTAATCAGACGTGCTGATGATAATATCAAAAGAAAACAGACAATTGAAAATTGGAATAATTTAAGTCTTGATCCCAATTCTAGTAATTATATTGCAAAAATAATTGGTGATCAAGTTTGGACACTTCGTGGTAGCGGAGGAACAGACCCATATTTACAATTAAGTGGTTCATATCCGAATAAGTCAAAATATGTACGAGTTGAAGTAACTAAACAAACTGTAGATTATCTCGATGAAAATGGTAATGCTAGAGTTCCAGCAGCTTCAGCGTCATTACCAGCAATGGACAGTGGCTCATTTACAGGAGGAACTAACGGTATTGCTGGGTTTGACTCTCTAGGTAATGTTGTGACTTCATCTGTTGGTGGTCTTGCAACTCCTTACGGATTTTGGGATAGTATAACAGATAGTAATAATCAAGGATTTCCGATGGGATCTAACAAAGGTTCAACAGCGTATGAAGACGCGATTAATGTTTTGGGGAATCAAGATGAATATGATATCAATTTAGTTCTAATGCCAGGAATTACTGATGACAGTACTAATGGTGCTTCACTTATAACAAAAGCAATCGATATGTGTGAAAATCGAGGTGATTGTTTCGTTGTAGCAGATCCAGGTCTTGAAGATCAAGCACTCACGACAGCAGCGAGTAAAGCTGAAGCGAGAGATTCTAGTTATGCTGCGATGTATTTTCCTTGGATCCAGATTCCAGATACCGATCTTGGTAAAGCTGTTTGGGTTCCACCATCAACAGTTATGGGTGGTGTCTATGCTTTCAATGATAAAGTTGCACATCCTTGGTTCGCGCCAGCTGGATTGAACCGCGGTGGAATCGATATGGCTATTCAAGCTTGGAGAAAATTATCACATTCCAATCGCGATACATTATATCAATCAAATGTCAACCCGATCGCTACATTTCCTGGACAGGGTGTTACGGTTTGGGGACAGAAAACATTACAAAAGAAGTCATCGGCTTTAGATAGAGTAAACGTTAGACGTCTTCTCATTAAAGTTAAGAAATTTATTGCTTCTGCATCGAGATTTCTTGTATTTGAACAGAATACAAATTCAACAAGGAAACGTTTCTTATCAATAGCCAACCCATTCTTAGAGCAAGTCCAGTCTAATTCAGGTTTGAATGCATTTAAAGTCATAATGGATGATTCAAATAATACACCTGATTTAGTTGATAGAAATATTCTTTACGGTCAGATATTTTTACAGCCGACTAGAACAGCTGAATTCATCGTATTAGATTTTACAGTTCAACCTACAGGAGCGACATTTCCTGAGTAAATTATAAAAGTGGAGAAACAACATGCCATCAAGTGAAAAAATTATTAGTCCTGGTGTATTTACAAATGAAATAGATCAGTCACATTTACCAGCTGCTATTGGAGAAATCGGTGCAGCTTTAATCGGACCAACAGTTAAAGGTCAAGCTGGTATTCCGACAGTTGTGAATTCATATTCTGAATTCCAATCAACGTTTGGCGATACATTTAAAAGTGGAAGTTCTTATTATCAATATCTAACTTCTTACGCCGCAAGAGAATATCTCAAGCATGGTTCGAAATTGACTGTAGTGAGAATATTAGCTGCTGGTGACGGTTCTGTAGCGGGAGCTACTTCATATGTAATGAAAGGTCAGCCTGATGGAACTTATCATACTGCAAGTACTTCGACTTCTGCGGCTTGGGTTGAAGGAAGTGCATCATTTAAATTAACGACATTAGCAGATGGTGCAATATTGAATAATACTACACAGTCTGCAGGCTATGATTCTCATGTTGGAACAAATAACGTCTTAACATCAGGATCAAAAAATAATTATCGATGGGAAATTTCATCAGTACTACCAAAAAAAGGAACGTTTACACTTTTGATCAGACGTGGTGATGATAATGCTAAAAGAAAACAAACACTTGAAAGTTGGAATAATTTAAGCCTTGACCCCAACTCCAGTAATTATCTTGCAAAAACAATTGGTGATCAGTATTGGTCATTACAGAGTAGTGGAGATAATCCATATTTACAGGCGGTAGGATCATATCCCAATAAATCAAAATATGTTAGAGTATCCGAAATATTAGATACACCAGATTATTTAGACGAAAATGGTGACATCTCGGAAACCACTTATACAGGTTCATTGCCTGGAATAAATAGCGGTTCATTTACAGGAGGATCAGTTGGACATTCAGGTGTTGATGGAGTTGGAAATGAAGTAGGTAATTCAGGAGTGAGCCCGTTATTTAATGACGCGATGACAGGGGCGAATATACAAGGATTTGATCCAAGTACAGGGGCTGATGGCAAAACAGCTTATGAAGATGCGATTGAACTTTTAGGTAATCAAGATGAATATGATATCAATTTAGTTCTAATGCCTGGTCTGGCAGATGGTGCAGCTAATACCGGCGCTTCACTCATAACAAAAGCAATCGATATGTGTGAAAATCGAGGTGATTGTTTCGTTGTAGCAGATCCGGGCCTTTATAATCAAGCACTCACGACAGCAGCGAGTAAAGCTGAAGCGAGAGATTCTAGTTATGCCGCGATGTATTTTCCATGGATTCAATATCCGGATGCTGATCTTGGTAAAGCTGTTTGGGTTCCACCATCAACAGTTATGGGTGGAGTCTATGCTTTCAACGATAAAGTTGCACATCCGTGGTTCGCTCCAGCGGGACTGAATCGTGGTGGAATCGATATGGCTATTCAAGCCGAAAGGAAATTAACCCATTCTAATCGCGATACATTATATCAATCAAATGTCAATCCGATCGCTACATTTCCTGGACAGGGTGTTACGGTTTGGGGTCAGAAAACTCTGCAGAAGAAGTCGTCAGCTTTAGATAGGGTAAACGTTAGACGTCTTCTCATTAAAGTTAAGAAATTCATCGCTTCTGCTTCGAGATTTCTTGTATTTGAACAGAATACAAATTCAACAAGGAAACGTTTCTTATCAATAGCCAACCCATTCTTAGAGCAAGTTCAATCAAATTCAGGCTTGAATGCATTTAAAGTCATAATGGATGATTCAAATAATACACCTGATTTAGTCGATAGAAATATTCTTTACGGGCAGATATTTCTACAGCCGACTAGAACAGCTGAATTCATCGTATTAGATTTTACAGTTCAACCTACAGGAGCGACATTTCCTGAGTAATTGATATAGAGTTTAATAAATAAAAAAGAGTTCGATTATAAGTTGGGCTCTTTTTTTATTTTCTTTATATTTATATATGAAAAAGATAGTTAATTTTATTAAAATATAGGAGAAATATAATGGCCGAATTAGTTGATGCCAATGATATCATGTTTACGCCGTTTGAGCCAAAACTCAAAAATAGATATATCATGCAGATTGATGGAATTCCTGCTTATATGATAAAGGCTGCGAATAGACCGACTATTACATTTGAAGAAGTTGAACTTCATCATATGAATATTAGACGATATGTAAAAGGTAAAGCGACATGGGAAACATTAGAAATAACACTTTATGATCCTGTTGTACCTTCTGCGGCACAGGCTGTAATGGAATGGGTTAGATTATCCCATGAATCTGTAACGGGAAGAGATGGATATTCTGATTTTTATAAAAAAGACGTGACAATTAATATTTTAGGGCCAGTTGGTGATATTGTAGAAGAGTGGACATTAAAGGGAGCGTGGGTTCAGTCAGCTACTTTTGGTGACATGACATTTGAAGATAATGCGCCTATGGAAATCGCCGTAACTTTAAGATATGATTATGCTATACTTCAATTTTAATATTTAAATAGTAGTATTTCAATATAAAAGGGCCTATATTTTAGGCTCTTTTTTTATATTTAGATATATTTATATATGAAAATGTATTGGTTATCAATAAAATTTAAAAAGGTTTTAAACCTTTCAAATAGAGGATAAAAAAATCAAATGGGAGTATTAAGTACACTTACAGGATTTTTAAGTGGAGGAGATATAGTCAAAGATATAGGAAATGTTTTAGACGACCTCCATACTTCAGGTGAAGAAAAAGCTGAAGCAGAAAGAAAGATAAAATCAATTTTAGTACAGGCTGAACAGGCGGCTCAGCAACAAGTATCAGCACGTTGGGAAGCAGATATGAAACATGGTAGTTGGCTGTCTAAGAATATCAGGCCTATAACGCTAATATTCTTAACAATATGTTTTGTCATATTGAGTGTATTCGATGGTAACATGGGTGAATTCACAATTGGAGCAGCATATGTTCCTGTTTATCAAACATTATTGATGACTGTATACGCAGCATACTTCGCAGGCCGTTCAATTGAAAAGGTTAAGAAGGTAACGAAGTGATAGGAAAGATAAAGAATGCAATATTTAGTAAAGTTATTAATTTCTGGTTTAAAGGCGCTAAGAAAAAGGATAAGTAAAAAAATGACATTGACAACATTTAATGAAATTATCGAAAAGATATTAGAGCATGAAGGTGGTTATGTTAACGATCCTTTAGATGCAGGCGGAGAAACTAATTTTGGAATTACAAAAAGATTTTACCCTAATGTTGATATTAAGAATTTAACAAAAGAGCAAGCAAAAAAGATTTATCATCAAGATTATTGGAGACCAGCTAAATGCGATGCTGCTCCTCCCCATTTAAGATATATCTATTTTGATATGTGTGTAAATTTTGGTAGAAGTGGAGCAGTTAAAGTATTGCAAAGAGCATCGAATGCTAAAAATAAAGAAAAAATTAAAGTCGATGGTGGAATAGGACCTGCGACATTAAATGCAATACAGAATTTAGAAATTGAACGCGCTAGAGCATATAGAGTTTTAAGATTTGCAGATATTGTGATTAAAAAACCGGAACAAGAACGATTTTGGTTTGGATGGTTTAAGCGCGCAGTAAAAGTATAGGAGATTTAAAATGACAAATACAGATGAATTATACAATACATTAAACGATTTATGGGAAGATTTTCAAGAAAATCATAGAAAATTTTCAGAAAAGCATAATAAAGCAGCTGGTAGGAGAGCTCGTAAAGCTATCGGCGAAGTGAAAAAAATAGTTACTGAATATAGAAAGAGTTCAGTATCTGAGGCTAAATCATAAGGAGGTCATAATATGGCTAATGCAAAACAACCAAAATTTCCAAGTGAAATTATTGATCTTCCATCTGGAGGAGTGGTATATCCAAAAGATAGTCCTTTAAGTAAAGGAAAAATTGAAATAAAATATATGACAGCTAAAGAAGAAGATATATTAACTTCTCAAAATCTTATTAAAAAGGGCGTTGTGATTGATGTTTTATTAAATTCTTTAATTTTAACTGAAGGGATTACAGCAGAAGATTTAATTATTGGTGATAAAAATGCAGTAATGGTTGCATCAAGAATACTTGCATATGGACCTGAATATGAAGTTGAATTAACCAATCCAGAAACAGATGAAAAGTTTAAACATACATTTAATTTGACTGAGTGTCCATTTAAAGAATTACCTGAAGGAGTTGACTATTCACAAAATCTTTTTGAAATGGAATTGCCTATTTCGAAAAAGAAAATTCAATTTAAGTTGTTAAGTGGAAAAGATGAAAAGGCAATTGACTTGCAGCTTAAAAAAACAAAAAAATTCGGATCATCAACAGAAATAACTACTCGATTAAGACATGCAATTGTTTCTATCGATGGTGATGATACGTTAGCTGTAATTACTACGTTTATTAATAATATGCTTTCTCGAGACTCTTTAGCGTTGCGTCAATATATTGCTAAAATTGCTCCTGATATAGTTTTAGAGCAAGATGTAGATATGGAGGGTGAGTTGGTCACGGTAGATATACCGTTGACCACTGAGTTTTTTTGGCCTACTTCCGAAGCATAAACCCCAAATACACGAAAATATTTTTTTATTAGTATATCACGGAAACGGATTTAGTTTCGATGACGTATATACTATGCCTATCTATCTGAGGAATTTCTATCTTCAGAAATTAATCGATACTAAAAAAACAGAAGCCGATGAAATGAAAAAGGCTTCTGGAAAATCTAAATCATTACCAAGATCAAATATACCTAGGAAATAGATAACATACTTCATTTTTTTGTTAGTCTTGATATTTATATATGAAGTGGTTTACTATGTTTTTGGAGAGTTTAAATGAAGAAAAAACAATCATATATGAATAAATCAAATATAATCAATGAAGGGATTATTGATAAAATTTTTGATTATATTAAACAAGGAAAAATCAATAGGTTACGAAAAGCTTTCCGGAAACATCCAGAAGTTCAAAAAAGAATTGAACGAATTAATACGGATCGTGAAGAAATAGCAAAATGGTATAGGAAGAAATTTGGTAAAGATGTACCGAAAGGTTATTTCATTTAGCTTAGGAATTTTTTATGTCTCGTAAAATAATTACAAAAGGTAAATATCAATGGAACGATAAAACTAATCAGTTCGATACTGTTTATGAAGATAGTTTTGATTATGATGGTGATATTGCATATGCTGCGCCGAAAAATCCTAAAGCTCCAGATGGTAAAAAAATGGGAAAAGATGCCTCTGATGATTTTGATGATGCATTTAAACCTACCTTCAAACAAGCAGGTGACAGTTTAAGAAAAAAAATAAAGTCAGAAGGTAAAAAGGCAGCGCTTGGTCTTGGTGGAAGCTTCGCTGCTGCTATAACTACTGGTGCGCAAGTAGCATTTGATACAATAGAAGCGACATTTGGCACAGATTTTGATAAAATTATAAATGACCGGTTGGAAAGTATGAGTACGAAAGAGTTTACTTCTCTCGGCCCAGAGTGGTATAAGGGGATCAAAGAAAGTCGCGACGCCCTTAAAGATGCAGCTATCGATATGACACAAGTATTAGAAGGAGGACTTACAGGAGCATCTGATTCGTTTGATATAAGGAATGCAGCGAAAGAGTTTGGAGTTGCATTGGAGAAAGCCGGGTTTTCAGAACAGGAAATTAAAGATAGATTGGCCCCTATTCTCACTATGGCAGATAGTGTAGAACTTAAAACAATGGAGAAAAATTTTACTGATAGTCTTGAAAGTTCAGTAATGGCTGGGTTGGGATTTATTCCAAAGAATGCATTTACTGAAGCTCTTGGTATGGACGAAGCGATGAAAACGGTAACAAAGAAATTTGCAGATAGGTTTAAGAAAAAAGGTGCAAAAATTGGACAGTGGATGGCGAAGAATTGGAAGAAAGCTTTAGCCATTGGAGTAGTTGCAGGTATATTTGTCGGCATATTCAAAGGTCTTAAAACAATCGTTACAGGATTTTCAGGGCTTGTTGATAAGTTAGGAACTCAATTTGGTGTTGTTGGAGTTCAAGCAGCTGACGCTGTTTCCCCGTTGCAAACGAATTTACTTGCTGCGCGGACAGAAGCAATAGGATTTGGTAAAGATATGGATGATGTCATCGGTATCACGACGGGCTTATCAGACGAATTTGGCATATCTATCGATAAAGCTTCTGACTTAGCTGGTACTATTTTAGATTCATCTACTGCTATGGGATTGAGTGTTGATGAAGGCGCTAAATTATTCGGCACATTGATGAAAATAGGCAAACTGACACAAGCTCAAGCAGAAGATTTAGCCGAATCAACATATAATTTAGCAGTAGCAAATAAAGTCAATCCCGCCGCCGTAATGAAAGACATTGCTGACAATACAGAAGTATTTGCTAAATTTGGTGGAAAGGGTAGTAAGAATATTATGCAGGCCGCAGTGCAGGCTAAAAAGTTAGGAATAAGTTTATCAGATGTTGCTTCTATAGCTGAAAATTTATTAGATTTTGAT